AGACACTTGTAGGTCAACCAATCGTTGGGCTATGTGTTGTAGCTGAGACAGTTTTCCTGGCAAAAACATGAGGTTGACGTTGAGGAATGTTTGATCATGAGTTTTCAGCTGGCGGATTTTGTCGATGATGGAATCAATCTCTTTTTGCGATCTTTCAAGATGCAAACTAAAAGTGATGCCTTTGACCAACTCAGCAGCTTGGAGATAATCTGCCAGTGGTAAACTTCCATTGGTGATCACATTGGTCTGATAGGTAGTAGACAAAGATGCCAACCGTTCCAACATGGGCAGAAATCCAGGATCTAAAAAGGGCTCACCACCAGTGAAAGACCACTTCAGCTGATGTTGATTTTTGAAACAATATCCGTGAGCTCGATCGATAAAGTCTAAGGCTTGATCAAGATCGATAAATGGACTCACAGCATCATGTATGTGAGGACTGCAATAGGAACAGTCATAGTTGCACCTCTTGCCAATGAACCAAGATATCGATTTCACATGAGGTGGTAAATTGTATGCATGATCTTCACACTGCAAAGATCGAACTGCTCGTATGTTCATTTGATGTGGGGATTTGATGATATTTATAGGTATCGAGAACTGCTTCGCAGTTCTATTCATTTCGCTGCGCTCATGAATATTTTCTTTTAACGAGCGAAGCGAGTATCGCGTATCATCCAGATAAAGTGGTCACACTTAGCCCGTTGCCGGGCCAAGAAAAAATCTGCATCATCCGAGTGGCGCAGTCACACAGCGTTAGAGCTACGAACCAACTTGTTCACGCAGGCGGTTGTCCGGTACCTGCTCACTCCGTCTTATCACAACGGCAACACATAGATCGTACGCTATCACGATCCACATGCCCGAGGGTTTCCCCCTCTCATTTTGCCTTTAGAATCCTTTTCCAACAACCAAACAGCAGGTCTTAAGAGCTGTCATCATCCTTGCGGGTAGTGGTTGAGTGCCCATTGGTGCGATAGGTCTTCCGTCTCTGTGAACCATAGTTCCAGATCTAGGGCGCACGAGTTTGGCCTGCGCTAGCCGTTACTACCTAGTTTGCCTTTGATGTGTGAGCCATGTACTCGAACCTGTATGTGACCATTGTAGTATTCGTCTGATTCAAGTACCCTGCGGGCGAATTGTTCTCGAGCCTCTATATAACTGCATTCAGCCTTGCTTCGACAGTAATACAATATCTCGCGTGTGAAATTCTCTGTGCCTAACTGCTCTACGTCTCGATTGAGTTCGTCATTGCTGCCGTAATATTCTTGCCAATCCGAATCTATTTTGCTGCGTATCTTCTTTTTCTTTTTGGTGCCGTTTTTGAGCTTGACTGTTCGATATGTTGTTCGTCGGAATTTGCTGAGTTTTTTGCCTATGTACTTCTTGCCTGTGACATTATTCGTGATGAGATACACGAAACCCACGTACTCTTCGGGTATCTCGGTGATCTCCTGGGATTCGAACAGCCATGTCATGCATCGTAATTACCATTGTGTGTCATCGTAGAGAAATATTTCGTTGCCATTGTTGATCAAAATTAGTAGTTATCTGTTCTGTGCCGCAAGCGCGGACACATATAGGGTTAGGATTGTTTTTCCAGGATTGTTGTATGATTTCAAACTCTTTTAAGGCCACTTGCCTGCTACCCAGCCAGCAACACGGGCTGGATCTTCCGTGGGCGTCGATATACATGCTTTTTTCATTCAACGCATGGCAGTTGATGCTGCGATGCTTTGTTTTAGGCAGAGACCAACCCACAGGGTACTGCAGCACGCCAGTCAAAGGTCGTTGACTTATTTTGGCTCGAAACCAAGTAAAGCCCAAATCATACGCAAGTTGTTGACAAGCGTCAACTTGATGTTCATTGTGTTGATAGATCAGCATGTCCCAGTGAGCACTGGCACCTGTGCTGATGTAGGCCCGGACGTTTTCGATCAATTTCTCCCAGATCACTCCGCGTCTATAGATATGATTGGTATCCTCTAGTCCGTCGATGCTGAACACCACATAGTCCTGTTGCCTGTGGAATAATTCTCCTAGTGTTTGCCACCAAGCAGTGTTTTGTATGGCTCCATTGGTGTTCATCCCTAGTGTTATTTCAGGATTGATTTCACGGAAGTATCTGTAGATGTCCAATGTATGACGTCCAGCTGCAGGGTCTCCATAATCTCCACACATGAACATTTTATCCAGAGCAGCGATTCCTGATGAGTCGATATGCTCTAGTATTTGATCCACAGTGAGATGATGTTTTTTTGATTTGTCAAATCTCATGTCTATTTCTCGAGCACATTGAGGACAAGACGCTTGACACACGTCAGTGCTTTCGAGATGCAGGACTTTTATTTCACGCGACATCGATATCTGTGTTGTAACTTGTGAAACCGTTTTCCTTGACCACACGCAGTATGTTCTCCACACGTCCGGCCAACTCGTCACGGTGACTCACTAGCCAAATGCTCTTGTTGCGTTCTCGGCTCATCTTCTTCAGCAAGGCCAGGCTGTTTTCCACGCCCTGTGTGTCCATGCCCGAATCCACCAGCTCGTCGATGAACAGCACATTGATGGGATGATACAGACTTTCCCAGACATCGCGGAACGCCCACGACATTGATAGGATCAATCTATTGCGTTCACCACGGCTGAGGTTGTCAAAGTCTAGATCTCGGCCCAGTTCCGTGATCTCCACGTTGAGATCATTCTGGAATATCACTTGATGCGGCAATCCAATGCGATCCAGATAGTGTGTGAGTCGCTGGTTGAGATAGCTGAGATTCTGTTCGATGATCTTCTTGCGCACGAAACTGTCTTTGTTGGTGAGAAGTTTCAGCAAAAAGTCCTGGTGCTCAAACACACGGGTAAGTTCGTTTACAGTGTCGTAAGTGACTTCCTGAAGGGCCTGCCCACGCATGTCATCGATCTGTTCAGTGTAGGGATCAGTCTCAGCAGATCTGTTGGCAAGATCTTTTTTCAACCCATCCAAGCTGTTCTTGTGATTGAGTGCCTGTTCGAGATTGTCGTAGAACACTGTGGGTGCTGTGCCCAACTCGCCAAGATCGTCGATCTCATTGAGATGTTCGTGTCGTTGTGTGTCATTGGCCAGGAGTTGCAGGGCGATCTCTTGCAGATTCCGCTGCTTTTCTGCCAGGATCTCGTCTTGTTTGGAATCGTGCAGTTCTTGTCCACAAGCATGGCAACGATGTTCTCGGAGTGCATCGATGTCTCGTTGTAGTTTGGCTCGATCTTTTTCTAGTTTTGAATTGTCTTGGTCGATCTGCCGGATCCATTTCTGGTGCTCATCGATCTGTTTCTTTTGACCGTGGTAAAGTTCTAAGTCCCTGTGGGCCTGCACTTCCTTTTCGATGTCAATGTGTTCTAGTGCAGAGATGGCATCCGCAAATCCTTTGATATCTTCGGCTTGTTTGTTGAGCCACAAGGTACGACGCTTTTCTAAACTGGCTATCTGTTCTTCGATCCGCTTGTTGGCTTCCTGCACAGCCCGGATGCGCATCTCTTCTTGGCTGATGGCATCCTTGGTGGCACGGTTCAGTTCCTTGATCCGTTCTGCACGCTCGCTCAGCAAGGTGATGCCCAGCAGTTGCTCGATGATGGCACGCTGGTCATTGGCCTTGAGGCTCAAGAAAGGTTCAGTATAAGTGTTCAAGGCCAAGATATGCTTGAACATGTCATGCGTCATGCCCAGGATCGACTCTATGGCATCCTGTGTTTCACGACTGTCGCCTTGTGCATCATCTGTGGCCTGCTGTTCCTCGTTGTTGACATAAAACTTCAGCACATTGGGTTTACGACCACGCTCCACTCGGTAGTCCTGTCCATTGACGCTGAAGTCTAAACTGACCAACATGTTCTTGCCGTTGGTCTTGTTGATGAGATTGTCTCTACGTATGTTGGTTAGGGCCTGTCCATAAAGAGCATAGCTCAAGGCATTGATAATGGTGGTCTTGCCTGTACCGTTCCTTGAGCCATCTCCACCAAGATCCAAGTTCTCACCTAATACCAACGTGAGATCTTTGCGATCAAAGTTGACGGCTTGCGTGGCATTGCCCACGCTCATGAAGTTTTTGACTGTTAGGTCTTTAATCTGGATCATAATGTATTATAGATCTGTAGCAAGAGTTTGGGATCGTAGAACTCTGATTCAATCTTGGTGATCTGATCCACAACGATCTGGTCCACACTTTCAAACTTGACATCACCGGGCGCCATATCTTCTTCCAAGGCAGCTCGTTTGTTGGGTATAAGAGCCATCTCTCTCAGTCCATACTTTTGGATGAAAGTTTCTTTGATGTAGTTGGCTTCTTCGTAACTGATTTCAATGTCCAGTTGAACCCGGACATGCATATTAGATCGGAGAATACGTTCAGC